GTTATTTTTTCACATCATGTCGACAATTGGCGTTCTACTAAGATTGAGTTCTCTAAACGAATTCATCACATTTTGCAAAGAGACGGAATTAGATGGTATGCTTCAAGATGCTCTTACTCATCGGGTGAATGGTGGACGGATGCTTATCTCACGACCAGCTCTGGGTTCAGGGCTGTTCAAAGTACAAGATGTATTTACTCAAGGCACACCTCGTGTTGTTAGAAAGGATCTGATCGGATTGATTCACTCAATAGCCACTTATCTCATGTCCGGAGTTGGTAGTTATTGTGGATCAGTCGATGCTTGGACACGTTCGTTAACTATCTGGGATCTAATTGCTAGTAAGGATATGCGTTTCAACCTAAGTGGTATGAACATGATCAAACTTGTTGAGTCATTCCAAATTGGATATCTAACACTAGAGCAAGTACGACGACTTGGAATTATCATTAAATTGCTATGCTACAAGATTGATAGGCCGGAAAACTTCAGCATCGTTTGTAACACATATCCGACACTTAAGCTAACTGATGATACCTGGAATCCATACGACGTAAATTCGTACGTTAGCAACCGAGATGACTTATCACTTATTGCAACTAACGGTATAAAAGGTAATCCTTCTGAAGCCATCCACCTGAATACTATTTGGCTTGAAGCTTGTCAGACCGAGTTTGGGATGACGGAGCCCATTGATTATAATGCGATTAAACTTGCAAACAGTTATTCACTCAAGAATCAACGTAATAGTACATATAATCACATCGTTCAATTCAATGGACTACATCCTCCGAACATCACTTAATTTCGTCATGACATAAGATGCTTGATTCGTTGTTTAGAACTCTTACTTAGTTGGTGCAGGCGCTACGGCATGACTGCTTGTGATGGTGACTAGCCACGCCAGATCAAGTAGGGATGGCACCGTTGAAATAGGACCGAC